GGTACCGTGCATAAGCACGTAGGGGCATTTCCCCTTTTACTGCGTCCCCATAAATAGAAGTCGGGGGTAGTTGTAACTGATAAACTGTTTCCAGATCATCCTTTAAAACGACTGCCAAACGCTGCACAAAACGACATGCGCGCCCAGAGCCTTTCCCAGAACCTCTAATATTTTGAACACAATCTAAGCAACGTCCAGACTGCCGTTGGGTATCTGGTACGTCTAAAGCAGGGTATTCGGTATCGTTAGACCAACAAGTCGGTGCAACTATTTTATCGGGGTCGTACTCATTTTTATAATACATCCTAGACGTATAAGCAACGCCAACGATAACGCATTCAAGAGTATCTAGACCTTCAGTGGGTATACCACCAAACTTCTTACCCTTAATACCAATTCTTTTAATGTTACTAGCCATCAGTAATCTTCGTCTGTATCCAAGTCAGGGACTTCGACCCGATCATCTTCTGGACTTACTTCATCCCATGTTGTGTCAGGTGCATCCTCGTTCAAGTCACTAAGTAGTGCTTGCGATACGGCATTCAAGTCGTACCTATAGGTCTGCCCTATATGAATGTAAGTATTCTTCGGTATACGCCCTTGCTTCATCCAGTTACGGATCAAGCGTTCAGATACCATAAAGTGTTGAGCGACTTCTCTAATTGAAACTAATGCGGGTGTCATGGTTACTTCCTTCTAACGGATATAGTGTATGTGGAGTTTGAGTTAAGACCTTTCGGCAACAAATCAGGATTCGACTCAAGAAATTCTTTCATGTTCTTTTGGTTTAGGCGCTTGTCTAGCAGTGCAGGTTCTCCGTGCTCAAGAATAAACTTGTGCATTTGATCCCAGTCGCTAGTCCAATACGTTTGTTTAACCGTCCGATAGAATAGACCTTCTGAAGTCTTGACGCTGCTAACGTCATGTTCTTTGCAGTGTTCCAACAGAGCGCCCTTCACCGCGTCCAATTGCTCTACAAGAATGCTGTCCTCTTTGTCGAATTCCGCCTTCAATTCAGACCGCCGATCCCGTATTTTTATATAGGTCTTGACCAACTTGTCTAAAGGTATAGCCGTTTCGCTGCCCATTTACATCTCCTTAACTTGCCGAACTATTGAATATAATATACTTGGCTGTCCTACGCAAGTATATCATTGTATAAATCAATCATTTTTGTATGAATATTGATTTTATTGTCCAGCATTGCATAAACACGTTTTTCTATGGACGATCCTTGCAACTGAACCACGGTACACTTGTGGTCTTGACCTGATCTGTGTACCCGAGCGTTAGCCTGTGCGTACGTTTCTAGTGAACTGGTTGGCCCCCACCATACCACCGTATTCGCAGCCGTCAGGGTCACACCGTGCGCTGCTGCTTGGGGTTGGATCACTAACACCCTAGGGTCATCAGAATTCTGGAACTGTCGGAAGATCTGCGTCCGTTTAGCCGCTGGTACATCACCACGAATGACTGCTGTACTGATGCCGTCAGCTTCTAATTTGTCAGTAAGAATGTCTATAACATGTCTGAAAGGCACGAATATCAAGACCTTCTTACTAGACTCGTCGATTACCTCACGCAGGACTTTGTACCGGTGCTTGATATCAAACTCTAGTGTGTCTCCAGTATCGGTGTAGACTGCACCGCAGGATATTTGTAGTAACTTGTTCATGTTCACTGCTGCATTAGACGCAGTTACCTGCTCACCTGCTGCGTCCATAATCATTTTATCTCGTAACAAGTTATAGTATTTGTTCTGCTGTCTGGTAAGTTCAACTTCCCGTTTTACATACACCATAGGCGGTAGGTCTAAACATTCTTCTTTGGTGAACCGTATGGCTGGTTGTAGCACACGGAATACGGTGTCGGTGGCGTTGTCTTTGGGTACCCACCTAAAGTTAGTAACTTTAAACATGACCTGATCGCGGAACGAACCGCCGAAGCGGGGCACTGCCGCAGGGTTAACGAGTTTAGCCAAGCCATACGCATCCACTGGGCTTTGTGCCGCAGGGGTACCGGTCATCATCCACAACCATTTTTCAGGGGTCATCAACGCGTTGAGCGTCTTCCATCGTTTGGTCTGGGGGTTCTTGTAGTGGGTCGCCTCGTCCACAATGATTAGGTCAAAACCACCATTTGCCACGGCGTCCGACACAATCTCAACACCGTCGTAATTTATTATCACGTAGTCAGCGTTACCCTCAATGATTTCCCTGCGTTTCTTCGCTGATCCATAGGCCACATCGACCGTTCGGTGCATTGCAAACGTGAACAGATCATTACGCCACGCGGAATCCATGATAGACAAGGGACATATAATCAACACCCGTTGGATACGACCCACATTCATAAGGTAATCTGAAGCCCAGATCGCACTAGCTGTCTTACCTGTACCCTGCTCGTTGAAGCAGAACGCTCGCTTGTTCATGGTAAGAAACGATGACGTGGTTTTCTGGTGCTCAAACGGGGAATACTTACCCGTCCACTTGTACTTCCCTTCGATAGGGGATGGCACCTTGATGTTTAAGTTCTTCAGTACATGCGCCTCGTCGATACCCCACTTAACCACTACTTTGTTATCAGGTAGTTCTTGGCTCTTGGGTATGACCGTCGTTACTTTTTTAGGGTTGCGAAGCCGCAAGAGCAACGCCTTGTTATCTAAAATTTTCATAGTGCTCTAAACCTATCCATAGGTATAAATATACATTCTTCCATATCCAACGCGTCTCCTCGGTCATAACGACCTCCTCGCTTGCGTTCAAATCCGCTCATCAGTTTTGTAACAAAAATACCATCCGTAAACTTAACCATCAGTAGTGGTATAGCGTCCATCGATTCAGCTATACGTATAACCGTATCTGCCTTGGCCCCGCTCAACATATAAGTTGGGTATTTATCGCTAGTATTACGCCGACTTTTTATCTCTACTAAGGCTACTACTACGTCGTCATCGTCTAAAATTACGGCATCAAAAGGGTCGAGCGGCCTTGTCAGCATAAAATTACATTTATATTTACTCTGTATGAAATCCATAACTATGGACTCGTTAGCAGTATCTCTTTCAGTTTGGTAAATGGGGCGCACATATCCTCCTAAAGCCCTGCTTCGTCCACAGATAGGGCTAGGTCTGCGATATCGGTATGAACTACCTCTGGACTAACCTGATTTTTGCACCCTATAACTGGAGGATATAGGGTACGTTCTTTAAAGACGCATCAGGCTAAACGTCTGGGAGATTTCTTTTTCTTCTTTAAGTTACGGCTACGGTTGGCACTCGCACTCTCCACCTTCACGCCGTCCTTGTTAGTGCCGCCCTGTGCTAGGGCTTTGTTATGGCTAACATCCTTACCTTCTCGCTTGTCTGCTTTGCCATTCTTGTTCGCGTCTTTACCCTTCTTATCCATTTCACGTCTAGCTTTCTGCCGCTCCATACGTGCCTTGAACTCTGGACTATCTACAGGGTTGTTTACTTGTTTCTTTCGGTCTGCTTTATTTCTGTAAGGCATCTAACTTCTCCCGTTATGTGGACATTCCAACACCACGCAATGCGCCCTGCATAACCCGCTAGGGCTGGTATTCCAAACATCTTTATCGAACGCGGTCTCCATACTCATGTAGTCCCGCAACCATTTTTCCCACAGCGGCCCTTGGTCGTGCGCCTCGTAGGTATCTTTTATTAGGTCATTAGAGACTACAAAAAGTAGCCCTCCTCGTACCTTCTTTATGTCTGGGAAGTGCTTGAACATAGCCATCGCCATTAGTTCAAGCTGCCCCTTGTCAGCATAGCGTGCGTTTCGGCCCGTCTTGTAGTCTATTACCCACGCGCTTTTGTCTTCTTCATCTAGGATAACCAAGTCAGCTACCCCACGAAACCATACATCTTCAGCAAAGAAGTCGCAGGGTTCTAGGTTCTCAGTCAACCCCATCTTGTATTCACATAACTTCTTACCGCGTTTAGCGTTTAAAGCATCTAGCGCGGCCTTGGCGTAATCAAACTGTGGTGGTAGTGGTACGTTATCCCGTACGTATTCTTCGGCTGCTTCATGGAACGCAGTGCCGTAGTACATCGCTTCGGTCTCAGGCTCCGAATAATCCCTAGCAATCTTTAAGTGGTAAAACTTCTTAGGGCATTGCTCGAATGCTTTTATCTTGCTGAACGACCAAGGTGCAATACTCATTCGCCCCCCTCGGCAACGTAATCGTACGCTTCTTGTAGTGCATCCATAAGGTACGGTATCTCTTCAATGCTGAACGTCACCGTATCCAACCGACCGCCTTCCATCTGGTTAATCATAACAACCAACTCAGGATCATCCCCCAATGAGGCAACCCCAACGGAACTAAGGACCATTTCGCGGTCATCTTCCCGTACCGCTGGCTTAGATTTGTAATGTATGTGTAACTTGTTCCTGTTAGCGTGCTTAATTTTATGTTCTTCAAAGTCTAGTATCTCAGTCACTCGCAATCTCCATAAGACTTACCTATACCGGACTCACAGTTAACGGGCATCCCTGCTGCCCAATGAGGTGTCCAGCGCATACAACTCTCGATATACTCTTGCGCTTCTGCTACTTCTTCTTCGGGAACGCAGCAAACAACGGAGTCGTGAACCGTAAGGACAACCCGATATCGTTTAGCAATTTTTAGCATCTGCTCTCCGATTATGCAACGCGCAACTGCTTGGCAGACGTTCTCTATCACCTTGCCACCATAGATCCGGTTTCGGCCTCGTCTAACTTTGTAGGTGTACTCCACACCTCTTTCACCTTGCTCACCGGCCAACTCGTCGTACCGCATGAGTAACCCAGACGGTAGCATGATGGCTTTCTTGGTTGCGTCAACTGCAACAACCCCGTCAAGCCCAAACTGAACGCTGTCACCTCGCGCCATATTCTCTAGCATGTAACCAGCGTCACGCCATAAAGTCGTTATCCTGAAGTTTGCTTCACGGTATACATCGATGACCCTGCGAGCTTCATCCAGCTCCATATCGAACCCGAAAGACTGCAACTGTTCTTTAAACCGCACCGCTCCCATACCGTAACCGGCACCAAGTATAGTGGTCTTACCTACGAACCGCTGGTCTTTAGTAACATCTTCTTCTCTGTTGACGCCATATATTGACATCGCCATCTTCTTATAAACATCGTCACCAACACGGAACGCTTCTGTTAAGTCGCCCTGCCCTGCCAACCATGCCAACACTCGGGCCTCGATCTGACTTGAATCGCAGTCAATCAGCACGTAACCATCAGGGGCAATCATACTTTTCTTGAGTTTCTTACCGTTCGGCCCACGGCTGGGTAAGTTCTGTAAGTTAATCTTGTCGGCTCCGCCCCAACGTCCAGTGTGTGCTGCATAATACCTTACCGGTACAGGTAACAACCCACGCTTCGATATGTC